GACGAGGAGGAGTTGGACACTCGGACGAAGGGTGTACCAATGATGGGTGAAGGCCGAATCTTCACTGTAAAGGAATCCGACATCGTTGTAGATCCGTTCGAGATACCGAGTTGGTGGGCGAGGATCAATGGAATCGATTTCGGTCTGGATCATCCATTCGCTCTCGGGAGAATCGCCTATGACCGTGATGCAGACATCATCTACGTCTACGAAACGTACCGGAAGACAAAAGAGTTACCTGCTGTTCACGCTCAGAAGATCAAAGCCGCAGGCGCATGGATTCCTGTCGCTTGGCCCCACGATGGGGGAAAGAGGTCAGTTCAAGCCTCTGGGAAGGAGGCTGTTGCGCTCAAAAAGATCTATGAGGATCTCGGAGTCAACATGCTGAGAAACTCGGCTTGTTATGACAACGACACTCAAGGGCGTCAACCTGTCTGGCCGATCATCGAGGAAATTAAGGAACGGGAACGGAGTGGGCGATTTAAAGTCTTCAAGAACTGCCATGAGTACCTTGAGGAGCGAAGGATCTACCACACAAAGGAAAACAAGATCATCGACAAGCGTGACGACACGTTGAAGGCTGTTTTCTACGCAGTAATGATGAGAAGAAAGGCCAAGACCTACTACTCAGAGAAAAAGAGTTCAGCACCGACAATGCCGATTATGAGCGTCAGGATATGAGATTCAATCGAAAGCGCCTCCCGAAGACCCGTATGGAACTTGATGAGTTCGTAAGACAGAACGGACTACATCCTTACGGAGTTCTTGTTTATCGGGGAAGAAGCATCTTCATCGCTGAAACAGAACATGAAAATGACCGGCCTATCGAGTATCCCACCGGATACTACCAGACGGCATGGTTTGTCACTCGACCGGATTCTGATGAATACATGGATATTGGTCGCTGGATAGAATTTGCAGCATTCCACGACATGGATAAAGGGTGGACGACTGAAGCAAAGCGTGAAGCCCGAATCCAGTCTGCAATCGAGGATGCCACCAAGTTCATAGACAGAAGCATCGAAAAAGGCAGATTAAATGGCTAAGCGCCTCACAAAAGACGACAAAGACAGTATCTGCGAGTTCATCATAGATGAGCAGAGAAAGCGTAAGGGTGCCAGAAAGTATTTCGACGCGCAGATCACTGAAATTGACCGTCAGCTACGCATGGAGCCTGACATCTCCGTAAAGAAGGACAGGCACGGGAAGATCGAGGAGTCAAAGGCATGGTTGCCTGAGAGTGAACTCCCGGGTCAATCCCAGACCCTTGAAGTAACAAGTGCTGATGTCATGCGGATGATCCTGCCTAACAGCGGCCCGTGGTTCGCCCCTCACGTTGCCTTGACAGACGACTATTTGGATAAGGTCGATTATCAGGCAATGATTACGGGTGATCTGAATGACGTTCCCTCAAAGATCACTCAGGACAATGCCGATAAACTGGTTTACGGATTCCTGAACCATTTCCACAAGCAGTATGATTTCAGGGGTCATCTCTCGCTGATTACGGGCGAGTCCATCAAGTACTCTATGGGCATCGGCAGGGCGCGGCTGGTCGATAAGCGGGTCTTTCAACATACTACCCAAGGTGTGATGAAAAAGCAGATGACGATCCCCATGATCGTTCCCCGCAGCATCAAGAACACCTATCTGGATAACAATCCGGTTTCCATGATGAACGAGGGGCACGTTGTCTCTCCGGGTCATATCTTCTGCAAGACGATGCGCCTGAAAGACCTCCAGTTGGCATCTGAGAAGGGCAATTCCGACATCAACGATGTAGTCAATGGAGGATGGGTCAAGAATGCCCTTAAAGATCTCGAAGGCGACGACAACCAGAATGTCGAAATTATCGAGTGGGAAGGTGATCTGGTCTGTCCGAGAAAGACCACCGATACCCTCTACCTGCCAAACGCAATCGTCACCGTCGCCATCGGACGTAACGGAAACAACTCCGATAAAAGAATGGTGCGAATCAGGAAGAACCCGTATCCCTTTACGTCTTATATTCTTTTTCCTTACTTCCAGGAGGATATTGAAAGCCCATACGGGTCCAGCCCACTGATTAAAGGCCGACCTGTACAGGCAAGTGCCGTTTACGCCCTCAATAGACTTCTTGAAGTTGGGGCATACAACGCACAACCGGCTGTTGTTTACGACCCTGATGACGTAGAACCCCAGTTATTCCCCGGTGCGAAGCTAGCCGGTAACGATATCAAGACGCTTGAGATCGGTGATCCACAAGCCCTGCTGGCGGTTTACTCATCCTTCCTCAATCAGTATGCGGACGTAACTGCTGTAAACGCTCCGAGACTGGGCGCTCAGACCATCTCCCACACGACAGCGTATTCAAAGGAAGCTGAACTGGCTAGAGGTCAGGTCAGGACAGTTGATTTCGTCAACGACACGCTGGACGGTCCTCTGACCCGTTGGCTGGACATTGAATACGAACTGGGACTGAGAGCTTTGAAGGGCAACATGACCCTCTGGCTACCCCAATATAACGGGTACGCGACCATCAGAAAGGATCTGATGCCTGAAGAAGTCGGGTTCGAGGCATTCGGATCTGGTGGACCGGCAGAGGAAAGAGCGAAGTGGGAACGTCGCATGGCATCCCTCAATCAGGCTGTTCAGTTGGACACCTTGCGGATGCAGCAGCAGATGCAGTTGGGACAACCTCCACAGCCGAAGGTGGATCTCGACTCTGCTATCGAACAGGTACTCTTGGATGGAGGTTGGACAGACATCGATGCTATCACCAGAAACGAAGCAGTTTCTCAGGGAACTCCAGCACCGCAGGGAATGGAAGGCGGTCTTGGAGGAAATCCAGGCAACATCTCCACCGCTCTACAGGCCATTGCGTTCGGTGGAAAGTAGCGTCCTCCCCGTAGACGTACAGGAATCGAATTGGAAATTTGAAAGCGGGCGCATCAGAGAATGCGAACGTATTGTTAAACTACTCACATTAGGAGAGTAAAAATGTCGCAAGCCAAATGTCGCAAGCCATGACCAATGAAACTGAAGCGGAACCGAAGGTATCTGCTGAGGAATCTGGTGCATCGGAACCGGATCTCGACACGCTTTTAAGTGAATACGAGTCCGAATCCTCGAAAGAGGAACCCCAAGTTGCACAGCCGGAAGCGGATGATATCAACTGGTTGAAAGGACAGCGTGCTGCTTATGAACGCGAACAGCAGGACAAGGCGCTTTCCGAAGCCGCAGGTATCATAAAAGAGACTATCGGAGAACTCCCGATTGAGATCTCTGAGCGGGTTTACAAGGGCGTGCTACAGCAGATGGCGTATGAGGATCAGGATGGTCGCTTGGTTAAAGCCTTCCAGAACCGATTCAAAGACCCGTCGAAGTGGCAGACCGTTGTCAAAACCGTCGCTAAGGAGATCAAGAAGGATTTCATCCCGAAAGACAAACAGGCCACCGAATCGTGGAATGCCGTCGAAAGTGCTGTGCATGGTGCACAATCATCTTCCTCAACTGAGAAGCCAGTGGATGTCTCGAAAATGACCGATCTGGAATTTCTCCATTACAAGGCCAAGTTGGGGAGAAAGTAAGGAGATAAGTCATGGCACTTACCATTAACGCAACAGACGCCGAACTCACGGCACCTGTTAACACCATTTTCCAGCAGACCCTTCTGCGTAACGCGAAGTCGCGTTGTCCGCACTACTACGGTACTCAGGCCGCTAGCCTGACCCAGATGCGCGGAACCACGACTGCCCACTGGCGTCGGATCACTCTGAACTCCAATGCCCGTGGCGCTCTGACCGAGCAGACCACTACTGCCGCCTACATGGGTGGTCGCAGTGCATCTACTCTCCAGTTCGCGGCCCCGACTGCGACTGCTGCCAAGTACGGCAACTTTGTCATCCTCAACGAGGAAATCCAGATCATCAACTACGATGGTCAGACCGACAAGATTGTCGAAGTTCTCGGCATCGACGCAGGCGACTATCTGGATACGCTTCAGGCAACCTTCTACTCCGACAACGGCAATACCATTTTCGCGGCTGCTGCTGCGTCTGCCGGTGCCGTGGTGTCGAAGATCACTGCCAATGCGGTCAAGAACGCCGTGGTCACGCTGGACAAGAACAAGGCGCTTACCTTCACTCCCATGTCCACTGGTAGCCAGAATTTCGGCACCACCCAGTTGATGCCGGGATATGTCGGTATCTGCCATCCTGACGTAGCCGTGGATATCTGCGGTCTGGCAGGCTTCAAACCGTTCGAAACCTATGCCGGTCAGGTATCCGGCCTTCTGGGTGAGTTCGGTGCGATGACCGTCGCTGGCCGTACTGTCCGGTGGATTTCCGGTCACAACTCCGCAGTCGATGCCGACTCCGGTGGTCTGACGGGTACTACTGGTCTGATTTCCACGACCGGCACCAACATCGACCTGTACTACACCAGTATCTACGGGCGTGATGCGTGGGGTTCTCTGGGCTTTGGCTCTGCCCTGCCTGACGGTTCGTACATGGCTGGTGACGAGATCAGTGCTGTAGAGATGATCTCTCACGGTCTGGACAGCGGTGGTACTTCCGATCCGTACAACGAGATCTCGACTCTGGCCTACAAGTTCTGGTGGGCAGCAGTCGAACTCAACCCGGACTGGAACCGTACTATCGTTTCCGGTGCTACCCAGCTTTCGAGCTAACCAAATCTGGGGGGAATTTTTTCCCCCCATTTTTTTAGAGGTATACATGGCTGATCTTGCAAATATCCCAATCGATCCACGATCTCCACTGGATATGTTGAGTCGCATCGAATGCCAGAGGATTCTGGCCGACCACAACATCAAACACGATCCTCACATCAAGAAGATCGATGCGGTCAAGTTGATCGAGGCGAATGGAATCGACGTTACCACTGCGATTGAATGGGAGCGGATTACGTTCAAGAAAGCTGATGGAAACATGAGCGAGAAGTATGTACCCAAGCGGGTCATGCCGAGAGAAACCGAGGAATATGCGGAGGTTAGAGATGCCGAAATGCAAAGGCGAATCGACGAAGCGGCGAATCGAGCAAAGAGAGAAAAGGAAGAGGAAGTCCAAACGCTCGCGCAGCAAGTAGCCGAACTGAAAGAACTGGTCATCAGACTGAGCCAGAACGAGCAGGACAAGACCCTTGAACAGGCTGTTGTCACTGGCGTTCAGCAGATAGTTGGACTGTCTGAAGACGTTCAGGTTGAAGACATGAAGATGCCTCAACTGAAGAAGTATGCCAAATCCATCGGATTGACCATTCCGATCACGATGAAGAAAGTAGAAATCGTAGAAGCGATAAAGGCAAAGGCCAATGAAGACGCTACTGAACGGAGTCAATGAGGTTCTCAAAAGAGTCCAGATCGTATCTGAATCGAACCTCCTAACAACTCTGACGCACTCTGGAAAGCAGGTATTCATTGACCTGTCCGTACAGGCGTGGAACGAGGCTGTAGACCAGCTCTATTCCAAGGCCAACATTATGACTCCCCAGCAAGCTGCGGAGGGCAGGATCACTCTCGTAGCGAATAAGCGGAAGTATTCTCTCGAAGACGACCTGATTCAGTTGATCTGGCCTCTACAGGACGAGACTAACGGACAATATATCGAGGAGTATCAGGGGGGATATGAGGAGTTGAGACACAGCCAGAGTATCCCGGCTAACTACCCTGGACTCCCCTCCTACGGTGCTATCAGCCCGATAGACGGTGAGTTGTATCTGGACAGGGTTCCAACTACTAACGAGGCTGGACTGGTATACAAGTACCTCTACTGGCGGGATATGGTCCTTGAGAACGCCTCAGATGTCTTCCCATTTGGAGATGGGGTATTCAGGGCATTAGTCCCTGTAGTAGCTGAGATCTGGCGACTTATGCAGCAGAACAAGTACTCG